ACTTGGTGCTGGACTTGCTGTTAAATCATTTGTTTCAACAGGAAGAAGTGTTGAAGATTTACAAGTAAGATTAAAACAATTATTTGGAAGTACACAAGAGGGTGCTAAAGCATTTGAAGTAATGGCAAACTTTGCCTCTAAAGTTCCTTTTTCATTAGAGCAAATTCAAGAAGCATCAGGAAATCTAGCTGTTGTTGCTGGAGATTCAGAAAGACTTGCAAAAATTTTAGAAATAACTGGTAATGTTGCCGCTGTTACAGGAATAGATTTTAGAACAGCTGGAGAACAGATACAAAGATCATTTGCTGGTGGTATTAGTGCGGCTGATATATTTAGAGAAAAAGGTGTTAGAGATATGCTTGGTTTTAAGGCTGGTGCAACTGTAACAGCAGAGGAAACAATAAAAGCATTTCAAAAAGTTTTTGGTAAAGGTGGAAAATTTGGAGATGCAACAGATGAACTTGCTACAACATTTACTGGTACTCTATCAATGCTTGGAGATAAATTATTTAATTTTAAAAGAGGAGTTGCTGGTGCTGGTTTTTTTGATGAACTTAAAAAAGAGTTTAAAAGTTTAAATCAGTTTATAGAAGAAAATGCAGAAGCATTTGAAACAATAGGTAGAGCAATAAGTAAAGTTTTAGTATTTGCTGTAAAAGCATTAGCTGGTGCAATAAGAGCAGTTGGTAACGCAACTAATTTTATTAAAAGACAGATAGAAGATATACAAAGATTATTAGGTTTTGATGTACCTTTTGTTGTTGAAATAGAAAAAGGTAAAAAAGTTATTAAAGAAGTAAATTTTGATTTAGTTAAGCAAAAAACACTATTTGAAAAAATAAAAGAAGAACTTAAAAATCTTAATGAAAGTTTTAAAATACAAAAAGAAATAGTTGGAATGATAAAATCTGGTGTTGCAAGTGTTTCAAAATCTATTGCAGAGTCAATAGTATTAGGTAAAGAATTAAACGAATCATTTAAAAAGTTAGCACAACAAATTTTAATAAATATTATTGCTAAAACTATTGAAAGACTTGCTTTACTTGGAATAGAAAAAATATTACTTGGAGATATTGTTAAAAAAGAAGCAGAAAAAGATAATTTAATTAGACGACAGAATACAAATTTAAAAAGACAAATAGCACTTAATGCTATGACAGGGGGTGGTGGAAGTTTTTTAAGTATGTTTAGTGGTAGAGCATCAGGTGGTTCAGTACAAAAAGGACAACCATACATGGTAGGCGAAAGAGGTGCAGAATTATTTATACCAAACCAATCTGGTCAGATACAACAATCAGCAAGAGGTGGTAATGGTGGTAGTGCTACAACAGTTAATTTTAATATCAATACAGTAGATGCTTCTGGCTTTGAAGAATTATTAGTTAGATCAAGAGGAACTATTACACAATTAATTAATAGTGCTGTTAATGAAAGAGGGAGTAGAAACTTAATATAATGTCTGGTGCTTTTCCAATATCATCTGCTAAATTTGAAACTTTAGGAATAAAATCTATTCAAAATACTATTATATCTAAATCTGTATCTGGTAAGAAACTTGCAAGACAAATAGACAATCAAAGATTTGGATTTACAGTTAGAATAGTTACAGGAACTAGATCAGATGTTTATGGAGAGTTAATGGCTTTTATAATAAAACAAAGATCAGGTAAAGAAAACTTTACAATAATCCCACCTGAAATAGAAGATGCTAGAGGTAATGAATCAGGAACTGTTTTAGTTAATGGTGTTCACGCAGTTGGAGATACAACGATTGCTATGGACGCACATCATAACGATAATCCACACGCATTTAAAGCTGGAGATTTTATTAAGTTTGCATCACACAATAAAGTTTATATGGTAGTCGCAGATGTTCAAGCATCTAGTAATGCTTCAACAGTTACAATAGAGCCACCTTTACTTACAGCACTTGCAGATAATTCAGTAGTTACTTATGATAATGTTCCTTTTACAGTACACTTAACAAATGATATTCAAGAATTTGGTGCAGTAGGAACAGCAAAAGATGGTGCATTTTTATATCAATTTGAATTTGATGTTGAAGAAACCTTATAGATGAAATACAAAGTAAAATATTGGATTAGTGTTGATTTTTTGGCAGAAGAAATAATTGAAGCTGATGATTTTAATTCTCAATCCTTTAATCAGGGTAAGTATAGCGAACCATCTAAAAATGCTAGTTATATGGTCAATGATGCAATAAAAATAAACAGACGAACATTTGAGGAACATGACGAGAAGCCTGACAACAGCAGTAAAGAACGAACTAGCAACAAATGATATTAGACCAGTACATCTTATCACTATTAGCTTTGGTACTCCTGTTAATATTACAGATTGTTCATTTCCATTAACATCATCAGTATCAGGTTCATCAGTTACATATTCAGCTAGTGATTTTATATTAGGTATATCTAATCATACAGAAGAAACAGATATTACTAAATCAAGTGTAACTATTAATCTATCTGGTGCAGACCAAACATTTATCTCAACAGTATTAAATGAAAATGTAGTTAATGATAATGTAGATATTTATAGAGGTTTTTTAAATGATTCTAATGCTATAATTGCTGACCCATTTTTACTTTATAGAGGAAAGATAGAAAGTTTTGAAATACAAGAGGGAGAAAAAGATAGTACAGTTGGTTTATCAATCGTATCACATTGGGCAGACTTTGAAAAAAAGAATGGTCGTAAAACTAATAATACATCTCAACAAAGATTCTTTAGTACAGATGTTGGAATGGATTTTGCATCTCAAACAGTACAAGATATTAAATGGGGTAGAGCATAATGGGTTGGGGTAGTATTGTAAAAGCTGTCACTAAAGCTGTTGGATTCTTTAAAAACATGAATCCTCTTGTATCTTTAGGTGTTACATTATTTTTAGCTTGGGCATTAAGACCAAAAGTTCCTGAAATAGAAGATTTTGGTACAAATGAATTTGATGATTTTGAACGAGGTTTATTAGTTAATAAACAATCTAATGACTCAAACATTCCTGTTATATTTGGAGAAAGACTTGTTGGTGGAACTAGAGTCTTTATGGAAACTTCAGGAACAGATAATACTTATTTATATATGGCAATCGTTATGTCAGAGGGAGAGATAAACGATATAGAAGAAATAAGAGTAGATGATAAAGTTGTTACTTGGGCAAGTGCATTATCAGATGGAACAGAAGTAGAAGTAGGAAGTGGAGATAGTAATTTTTATAAAGATTCAGCAAGTTTAATTAGAGTAGAACCTCACTTTGGAACAGATGGTCAATCAGCATCATCTTTATTATCAACATTATCATCTTGGGGAAGTAATCATAAATTATCTGGTTTATGTTATTTAGCATTAAGGTTTAAATGGAATCAAGACGCATTTACAGGGATTCCAAAAGTTCAAGCAAAGATACAAGGTAAAAAAGTAGTAGCATATAATTCTAGTTTAGAAGCACAAACTGCGGCATACTCAACTAATCCAGCTTGGTGTTTATTAGATTACTTAACAAATGAAAGATATGGAAAAGGTGTAGCAATTTCAGAAATAAATTTACAAAGTTTTTATGATGCTTCACAAGTTTGCGTAACACAAGTAACACCCTATTCAGGTGCAAGTGATATAAATATTTTTGATACAAATACTGCATTAGATACATCACAAAAGATTATAGATAATGTTAGAGAAATGTTAAAAGGTTGTAGAGGTTATCTTCCATACACACAAGGTAAGTATAGTTTAATTATTGAAACAACAGGAAGTGCAAGTATCACATTAACAGAAGATGATATTATAGGTGGATATAATTTATCTATTCCAACAAAGAATGAAAGATATAACAGGGTTATAGTTGGTTTTGTTGACCCAGCTAGAAATTATCAAGTTAATGAAGTTCAGTACCCAGCCATAGATGATAGTGGATATGCAACAGCAGATAAACACGCAACTATGAAAACTGCTGATGGTGGTTTTTTATTAGAGGGTAGATTTACATTTAAAACTTTAACATCTGCATATCAAGCAGAAGAAATGGCAGAAGTTATTTTAAGAAGAAGTAGAGAAGCATTAACACTTGGTATTAATGTTAGCTTTGATGCTTATGATTTAGCCATAGGAGATATAGTAAATATTACACATAGTTCATTAGGTTTTTCTGCAAAAGCATTTAGAGTTATGGGTTTAACCTTTAACGAAGATTATACGATAGGATTATCTCTTGTTGAGTATCAGGCTAGTCATTATACTTGGGCAAGTAAAGCACAAGTTAGTTCTACACCATCAACAAACTTACCTAATCCATTTACTATCCAACCACCAGCTAGTGTAACACTAGATGATACTTTAGTTGAATATAATGATGGAACTGTAATTGTAGCTTTAGATGTAGCGATAGGTGCTTCTCCTGATAGCTTTGTTGATTACTACCAAGTAGAATACAAGTTAAGCACAGATTCAGATTATATTATTTATGCACAAGGTTCAGGATTAAATCACAGAGTCTTGAATGTAATTGACCAAAAGATTTACAATGTAAGAGTTAAAGCTGTCAATACTTTAGGAGTATCATCAAGTTATGTAACAGCAACTAGAACTATTATTGGTGCTGTTGAACCACCAAGTGATGTAGAAGATTTTTCATGTAATATTGTAGGACAAGAAGCACATTTAGGTTGGGAACAAATACCTGATTTAGATTTAGCATATTATAATTTAAGATTTAGTAAAGAAACTGATGGTAGTGCAACTTGGGAAAATTCTGTTGCATTAGTAGAAAAAATATCAAGACCAGCAACATCTATTTCTGTACCAGCTAGACAAGGAACTTATCTAATTAAAGCAGTAGATAAATTAGGTAACTTTAGTTCTAATGCAACTGCAATTATTTCTAATGTAACATCTGTATTAAACTTTAACGCAGTAGCAACTCAATCAGAACACCCTACATTTTCTGGAACTAAATCAAATGTAATAGTATCTGATAGCACAATTAGATTAGATTCATCTGAATTATTTGATAGTGCTTCTGGAGATTTTGATGATGAAACCACAAGATTTTTTGATTCAGGTGTTCAAAATGCTGACTTTTATGCAAGTGGTAATTATCTATTTGCAGATGTAATAGATATAGGTGCTAAACATACAGTAAGAATTACAGCTAGTTTATCGCAATCCTCTGACAACCCTGATGATTTATTTGATAATAGAACAGGATTATTTGATTCTTCTTCATCTAACTTTGATGGAGATACACCAGCTAATGCAAATGCACATTTAGAAATAGCAACATCAGATGACAATTCTACATACACAGCTTTTCAAACATTTGTTATCGGCGATTATACTGCTAGATATTTAAAATTTAGAGTTGTTTTAATTTCAAGAGATTTAGCTTCTACTCCTGTCGTATCAGAAGCAACTGTTACAATAGATATGCCAGATAGAATATTTAGTGATAATAACATTAGTTCAGGTGCTGGAACTAAAACTGTAACATTTACAAACCCATACAAATCTGTTAATTATGCAGTAGGTATCACAGCAGAAAATATGGCTACTGGAGATTACTTTATTGTTGAAAATAAAACTATTAATGGTTTTGATGTAACATTTAAAAATAGTTCTAATTCAGCAGTATCAAAAACATTTGATTTTATTGCAAAAGGGTTTTAAAAGGAGTATAAGAAATTATGGCACAACACGATTTTAACATAGCAAACGCATCATTCCCAACTGTAAGAGCAGATATTAACAATGTATTAACTGCAATTAACACAACACAATTAGGTGCATCTGCACCAAGTACAGTAGCACAAGGCACACTTTGGATAGATTCTGGTACATCAGGAGTTTTAAAATTAAAGTTGAATGATGGAACAGATAATATAGAACTACTACAAGTAAATATTTCAACAAATGCAATAACAAGTGCAATGTCTGTAACAGGAACAGTAACTGAAACAGACCCACAAGCAACAGCACTTGCGATTGCTTTAGGATAAGGAGAATAAATGGCGAATACTTTTAAATGTGTAACTTTTGCGGCAGAACCAGCATCAGCTGGAACACCTTACACAATGTACACAGTAGCATCTAGCACAACAACAGTAATTTTAGGTTTAGTTCTAACTAATATACATACATCAGCAGTTACTGTTGAAGTAGAATTAGTAAGTGATACTGCAAATAGAAATGGTGCAAACAATGTAGCTAATGGAACTGCTTTTTTAGTAAAAGATGTAACAATCCCAGCTGGTAGTTCATTAGAACTTTTATCAGGTGGTAAAGTAGTTATGGAAACAACTGATATATTAAAAATTGATTGTTCAGTAGCTGACAAAGTTTCAGGCACATTATCAATAATGGAAATTACATAGGAGTTTTAATTGTCTTATATAGGTTCTAAACCAGCTAACAAACCAGTTGTTGCAAGTGATCTTGATTCAACAGTTATTACTGGTCAAACAGCTTTAGCAGTTGCTCCAGCAGATACAGATGAATTTTTAATTAGTGATGCTGGTACTCTTAAAAGAATAGATGCAAGTCTTGTAGGTGGTGCTGGTGTTTTTGAAAGCCAATTACTTCATGTTAGAGATGAAAAAACAGCTAGTACAAATGCTGGTACTGCAACTGGTGGACAATTTACTAAAAGAACTTTAAATACAGTTAAAACAAATGAAATATCAGGTGCAAGTTTAAGTTCAGATCAAATAACTTTACCAGCTGGAACTTATTATATGTTTGGTTTAGCACCAGCTAATAGATGTAATGGACACAAAACAAGATTAAGAAATGTAACTGATTCATCAACAGCAATCGTTGGTCTTAATACTCATACAAGTAGTGGTCAAGATATAGATGATGATAAAGCATTTTGCATAGGAAGATTTACAATTTCTGGACAAAAAGTTTTTGAATTTCAACATTATGTTACAACTACTAGATCGACAGACGGATTTGGTATTGCTTCAACTGCTTCTGCTGGAGAGGTAGCTGTTTATGCTGATGTACAAATATGGAAGGTAGCTTAAAATGAAATACGCATTAATTAAAAATAATATTGTTGAACAAATATCTTATCAACCAGTAGATGGTTGGGAAGAAGTATCAGATAATGTTTGTGCTGAAATGATTAAAAAAGCAGATGGAACATTTGATGTAACAGATGAAGTTAAACAACAAATTGCAGATTTAGAAACAGAAAAAACAAATACAATAGCAAAAAAAGCATCTGCAAAAACTAAACTAAAAGCACTTGGTTTAGATGATGCAGAAATTAAAACTTTAGGATTATAATATGGCATATATAGGTAGAGAACCACAAATAGGAAACTTTCAAGTATGTGATGCAATATCAGTAGTCAATGGTCAAGCGGCTTACACTATGCAAGTATCATCAGTTAATGTATCTCCAGAAAGTGCTAATCATATGTTGGTATCTTTGAATGGTGTATTACAGCAACCAAATTCTTCATTCACAGTATCAGGTTCAACAATTACTTTTGCGTCTAATCTAGTAACAGGAGATGTAATAGATTTTATTCATATACTAGGATCAGTTCTTGATCTTGGTGTACCATCTGACAATACAGTTTCACTTGCCAAACTAACAGCTACTGGAACTAAATCATCTTCTACTTTTTTAAGAGGAGATAATACTTTTGCGGCAGTTACTTCTCCAGATTTTGTAAAATTAGCGTCAGGTTCTTTTAGTTCAAACAGTTTGTCTTTTGATGGTTATTTTAGTTCAACTTATTCTCATTATAAAATAATTTTAACTGATTTAATTCCATCAACAAATAATAATGGTATTGAAATGAGATATAGAATATCAGATTCAGATGTAACTACTTCAGATTATAATAATGTTGGACAACATGGTGCTATTAATCTTGGAACAGGAGCAAGTGACGGAACTTCTCATGCTGAAGGTGATAGCAAATTTATATTACAACAAGGTTATGCTGTATCAAATGCAAGTGGTTTGTGTTTGAATGCAGAATTAACAATTTTTAATCCATTAAGCACATCTTTATATAAACATTATCATTATAAAAGTTCTTGTCATTATAGTTCAGCAACTGGATATTGGGTAACGTCATCTGGTGGTGGTTATTATGATGCTAACACAACTGCTTTAAGTGGATTTACAATTTTAAATTCAGCAGGAAATATAACATCAGGTAACGTTTATTTATATGGAGTAAAAGCATAATGAAAAAAATAATTATAAGACCAACTGGTATAGAAGAATTAGATTTAACTGCTGAAGAAATTTCACAAAAAGAAACTGATACAGCTAATGCTTTAGTTCAAAAACAAGAACTAGAACAAGCACAAACAAACCAAGCCAACAAAAAAGCATCAGGTAAACAAAAGCTAAAAGATTTAGGTTTAGATGATGATGAAATAAAAGCATTGATAGGAGCATAACATGGCTCTTAACTTTGCTAACAACAACTCCTTATCAGCAATAACATCTTTACCAGCTTCTATAAGTGGTGGTGGAATGACTTTAATCCAAGAGCAAACTGCATCAAGTTCATCTACAATATCTTTTACATCTGGTATTGATAGCACCTATGATGAGTATGTGTTTAAGTTTTATGACATACACCCAGCTACTGATAGTGCAAAATTTATGGTAAATTTTAGAGATGGTGGAACAAATTATGATGCTACAAAAACTACAAGTGCTTTTTTTGCTGCTCATGCTGAAGATGATTCAT